TTGCGAGAGATGGATCGGTACACCCTCAACTGCGACTGCTCCTCGATCGTCGCTTTGTCGGAAGCGTCTTTCTGGCTGAGTTGTTCCATGGCATCATAGAATTCAGCTATCTTCCGATTCGGGCGATAAGCGTCTCGCATAAACAAAGTTCCAACAACGGGCCAGTCCGAAGGCTGCTCCTTGCGATTCACGCCCATCTCGAATGTTCTCGCCACCCGACCGTAGAGTCCACCACTGTAGCTGTTGACAAGATACTCCAGTTGAGCGGGAGATGCGTCTAGGGTGGCCCCGATCTCTCGCATTAACTCAGTGGTCCATGGCTTGTATTGGTCCTCGGGTAACTTGCGAGACATCGACTCAGTCACGATAGGTCGATCAGCCCAATCCTTGTTCTGCATCACATCCACCACCGGACCAACCAGAGCCGGCCAATCAGTCGGATTGGCGTCTCGGACCGCCTCCTCGAACGCCCGTCTTACTTCACCAGGGTCGTTGTTGTACCGCGCGTCCAGTGCCGCGATAGGAATGGACTGGAAAATATGCCCCAATTCAAACGGGATGGGAATGCGCATAATGTGTGCCGTGCCCGGAACGCGGAAGTGCAAATATCTTGCCTTCTCACTGGCATCGAGAGCCTTGTACCAATCTTCGTCCTTGTTCCACCACCACATCAACAAAGCGGGAACGGTCAAACCCGCAATCGCCTTAATCGCCGTAGCAACCGGCCGCTCGCGGAAAGTGCGGACGATTTTGTCCGGCCCCTGAAGTGCCGCATTGAAGAAGGGAATCATCTGATTGAGCACCTTGGCGATACGGCCGTGCCGCGTAAAGTTGGTCGTGACGTCCTGAGCTTGGTTCAGGGCGTATACTGCCGCGTCAAGCGACCCCGTCCCGTAAATGTCTTCCCCTGCTTTTAAGGCAGCCTCGAATTCAGCAATACGGACACCGGCCTCAGTAATACCAAACAGTTCCCTTAAAGCGTCGATCGGATGCAGTACCGTTCGGACGACTATCGACTCGACTACTTCGCCCCGTAGATTCTGCGTAGCCTTGCGATCCTGGAGTACCTGAACGGCCATTTTGCCGCCCATGGCCTTGAACTTCTGGGCGGGTTCGGTCCTGGCGATATCTTTCACTACCCCGGCCGCCGCCGATACGGGCCCCAGTTTGGCGTGTTTGGCCAGGACGCTGAATGTCATTGAGTCCCGTATGAAGTTGCGCACCAAGCCAAAGGACGCATTGAGACCCGTCGCTCCCAATCGCACTGTCCTCGCGGCCTTGCCAAAGACAGACATAAACCACGGCAAGCTGTACTGATCGAGACCTTCCATGACGCGGTACACGTCCGGGTCCACTTCGTAAAACTGCCGATTTCCGTCGATTACCAGGGAGACAATGTTGTCTTTGCCGTAATACTGCGAAGCGTTGTAGTAGACGGTTAGCACCTCATCCCACTCGTCCATCATCCCCGAAGAAATGACATCCGGGTCGAGCCCGAGTCTGCTCTGAGCAATCCGAACGATATCCTTCTTGAGTTGCTCCGCACTGAATTGCACTGCTTGCGTCGGCGCCGGAACCTTCCACATAACAGCAGCCATACCGGGCCGTTCGGCGATCTTTGCCAAGGAGCGGGCCACCATAGATTTATGGGCCGTAGAGAAGATCCTCTCTGCTTGCTGAATCATGCTCTCGAATGGATCAATGATCTCTCTGCCGCTACCCTTGATGGCCTTGACTGGCTTACCGACCTTCGCAATGCCTTTACCTCCATCGCCCTGCCTCTGCGCTTCGCCCTCGGCGAATGCCCGCATAAACGGGACATAGATCGGATTCAACTCCTTGATCTTCTTCAGGGATTCGCTGTCCATGGCGCCCGAGTCGTGTAGGTAGTCCAGAAGGCGATGGTTCCATTCAGTGATATTCGTGGCAACTTTCTCCCACGCTTCACTCTTGTACTTGTCGTAAACAAATTGAGCATCGGCCTGGCTGATGCCTGGATTGATGCCGCGTTTGTGTAGCCAGAGAGCCCGCTTCGCAATGATCCAGCGCGTAAACGGTTTCATCTCCTTGCGGACCGGACCCAGAACCTGTTTGAGTCCTTCTCCTGTCCGATTTCCAGCCAGGTCTGTCGTGTACTCCATGACGAAATGCCGAGCCTTGGCGCCAGCCTTATCGGCATAGGCAACCGACAGTTCCACAGGGTCCTGGGACGGCGACAGGCCCTCCACGCCAGCCTCTTTCAGGCGAACCCGAAGTGGAGCCAACTCATCGCGGAACATGGTATCGGCCCACAGGGACAAGTGAGAAAGCCGCTCTCTTATAGTGCCCTTGATCGGCTTGCGATTGATTTGGCTCTCGACACGGGCCTCGGCACCTTGGAATCGCCAATTCTCGATCATGCCCTTAATGGCATTGAGATTCTTTGCCATCTCCGGATTCTTGGCCAGGTATGTCTCCGTGAACCACTTGTGCAGATTCGGTGCTATCGATTCGGCGTCTTCGCCGGTCAGGTATTCACGAGTGAACTCGGCCCATCCTTCTGATTTGTATCCGCCCGGCGGCTTCGTGTCGCCATACAGGGCCTTGCCCATCGCCATCAACTCGTCCGCAATCGCCTTACTGCCGGGCTTTTTAGACCATCGATCATTTGTGTGCCAGTCAAGATAATGCCCGACCTCATGGATGGCCGTCGTAATGGAACGCACGTCCTTCAATCGAATGCCGACCGCGTGCGGGTCGTACCATCCCAGCGCCCTCTTTCGGTGCGTTGCAACCCCGCGCATGGTGACGTTGAAGGCCCGCTTGGCGAAGTCGATAATCTCCCTTGCGGAGATCGGCTTGCCCTTCGGTCCCATCGCAACCTTGATCCGCCCGGCCGATTCTGTCGCGGGGAATCCCGGCGCAGTGCCGGCTGACGCCCCCGGCGACTGCTCAGCCGCTTTCTGCTCTAGAGATACTGGCCCCGCCTGCCCTGGCTTTATGGCCGGCACTATGGGTGCAGGGGACGGGGCCGTAGGTTGTGCAGAGTATTTCTCGTTCAGGGCCGTACGTACTGCCTCAGCAATCGCAATGTCTGCCTCTTGGTTGTAGTAGGTAGTTCGCTTGGGGACATCAAGGCCAAGCCGTCTGGCATGCACTGCAATGGTTTCCAGATCCTTGTCTATGTACTTTCTGCGAGCCTGAGTTTCGGGCTGCTTAGACAAACGGATGACACCTTCCGTTGCTGTATTGAGGCGAGCAATGGAATCCTTCTGCTTTTTGGTTAGAGGCTTTCCTTCTACGGTCGTAATAATTGGGGCCGGTTCTCCTTTCGTCTTGGCCTGACCCTCGGCCGCTGCGGCGGGGGTGGGGGCAGCCCTTAGAGATGGAAACAGATACTCACGGGCCACGTTCTTTAGGCCCATGTCTTCTGCTTGTATTGCCTTTTGCGAGGGATAGGCATACTTCTGTGCTACTTCCGTTGGCACATCAATGTAAGCAATCTGTGCGCCCTTGCCTTGTTCTTTTGCATACTTGAAGGCATAGTTAAGGAACGGGGTATACCACCCACCCTTGCCTGTAGACAGGCCAAGTTGTTCGATTTCCGCATCTGTTAGGATTCCGGCTCCCCCAGGACCCTTTGGATGGAACAGGTCCTTTTGTGAGGTCGACCCCTCTCCTCTATACAATCGAATATGACCATCAGGTACGGGTGGCAGTTGTGACGTTATCTGCCGGGTGCCCACAGTACCAAAGCCGGCGTCAAATGCTTCAATGAGATCCTGCTCAGATATGACGCCTCCGTTGATGGCAACGCCGTCTATTTCTCCCACGGCCTCCGCCCCAGCGGCCTGACCCTCGGCAGGTACTTGGGCCCCCTCGGCCTGAGTTTGGCCCTCCTGCGCGGCCTGGGCCACTGGAGGAGCCTCTGGCAGGGTGGCCTCGTAGTCTTCATATTGTTCCTCGGTCATCGCCATGGCCGGTTTGGCAGGCGTGTACCCCTCGCCCTCGGGGCCCACCTCCGGGGGTTTGGCGGCCGGCTGGTCGGTCTGTCCCGGTTTCTTGGTTTGCTGCTCCGGCTTCGTGGCCTGTGTCAACGCACCTTGGAGAACGAGAGACCCGGCCCCCAGGAAGAAACCGGCCGTGGCACCCCCGGCAAATGATTGCCAGGTTCGCGCCGCCATGTTCTGGGCATCAAACTCCTTGTCGTACACCAGGACCGCCGTGCCCTCGCCCACCCATTCCTGCGCCACTTCCTCCAGTCCTTCGTTGATACTGTTTCGTACCATCTTGGCGGAGATAGCCCCGCCGCTGGCGGCAATCTTCTTCAGTGCCGACTCGGACACCTCTTTGGCAAATTGCTGTGCCACTTCCTTACTGGCCGTCTTTCCCAGTCGCAGAATGGAACCGACTTGGGCCAACTCTATGGCGCCGTTGACCGATCCCACAATGATTCGAGTTGTCTCCGCCTGTTCGGGGCTCGCACCATTGGCGATAGCCTCACGATAAGCGTTGTCGCCTTCGCTCATCGCCGAGATCATCCAGGCCCCCGCCATGCCCGTACCCGCCATGGCTACCGTCGAGGCAGCCATTAAGGGCAGCGTCTCACCCATCGTGGACGCCACGAATCCAGGAAGGCCCCCGCCCCGGCCCGGCTGAACGGACCATCGCTGGGCATCCTCGTACATTGCCTGTGCGGCCTCTTCCACAGGTCGCGAAGCAGCCTCTACTTGCCCCGCCTGTTTCTCAAGCGGACCATACCGTGTCAGAGGGTAGAGCACGGGTGAACGGCCCAGAAACCGCATACCGGACGCTACCGAACCCAGTACCCCGGACCCCAGCCGCTCCCCGCCCCGCTCCAGCCCCTTATTCAATTCGTCCGTGAACCCCTTATAACGTCTGCGGTCCATCTCTCGCTTGATCGCTGCGTCTGCCCCAGGGCCCTTATACGCCTCTCTGACGAGCAAACCCGCCTCCCCCTGCCCTATCAGTCCGGTCTGGGCGAGTTTGTCGGCCTGGGCGTCTCTCTGACGCTGCTGGGCGACAGTAGGAGGTGCATCGTACAGGTCCGGGAAGGACTCCAGGATAGCCTGTTGGCGAGACTCGATATCTACCGACGGGGTCTGGGCGTTCTCGGCTTGCCATGCCTCAAAGCCACCGCCCGACTCGGCGACGGCAACATTCTGTTTTTGCCAGTCCTCGAAACTCATTTCCAGTAGCCCAGTTCTACGCCTTTCTCGTACGCATCCTTGGTTCCCAACCGTCTCAACTCTGCCGCCGTCGGCGTCTGTGGTCGTGGTCCGTTCCACTGTCTATCCACCCAACCCTGCTTTTTCTCTACCGGGGCAAGGACAGGTTGGGGCGGGTTTTGCCGATCGAACTCTTCCTGCCAGAACAGGCGAATCAGGCGCGTAGCCTCATCCCGATAGCCGGCCGGATCGAAGGGTTTGCCTTGGCCGGTACGGGCATCGAGATAGGCATTGAGTCCGTCGAATACCTTGGCGACCATGCCGTACTGACCCAGTGACGGAAGGTCCTTGCCCTGCTTGAGAGCGTTACCGATCTCCTTTGCGCTGACCGGTAGACCGGCGAAGTTCGTCTCAGGGAATAGCCGCTCGAACTCCGTCTCCGCCGCCTTGCGGATCTCGGCGTTCAGGTTCTTCCGCTCGTCGTCCAGTGTCCCGTACTCCATCCACCTCCGGGCCTGGGCAACGGTCATCCACTTATCGGCGTCCCGCAATATCTTCGCATAGCGGTCCTCGGTGATCTCTCCTTGCTCCAGCAGGCCCCGCGACCAGTGCATAACGGCGTCGGCCCGCTTCTGGTCTTCGTAGCTCGGTTCCTTCTGCCGCGTCAGCCGACTAACGGCCACATCGGCGTCGGGACTGGATATCTTCCCCGCATATTCCAATTGAGCGATCTCGGTCCGCGTGAGATTGTCCTGGCCGTCGGCCGTCATTAGGGCCCGCGCCCGGACCTGTTGACCGAGAGCCTTTCTCTGGTCCTCTTGCCGGGCTGCCGCCACGACCTCTGCCTGCTCTTGGTCCGCCTTCATGGCAACGGCCATCGACCGGGCCGTCCGGGCAATCCCCAATAAGTGGGCCGCCGTTAAGCCCTGCTCGGCCGCATTCTTAATGAGTCCGGGATCGCGGGCCCGAGCGTAACCGGCTTCTACGCCCTCGTTCATAATGATGTCGGTGAGATGCCCTTCGAGTTTCCCGGCGTAGTCGCCCCGGCGCTGGGCGATGTCCTCCTGCTGGATGGTAGCCAGGCGGTTCTTGATCGTCGTGGCAGTAGCCATGTCCCATCGCGGCTCACTGGCATCGACCCAGAAGTCGTAGTAGCGGCCACCCAATTTGCTTTGCGGACGGTACGCGCGAATATCCTTCTTGGCGCTATCGTACATGGTCCGGTACAGGGTCGGATCGATCTCATCGTCCGTCTCTTCCGCCAATAGGACCAGCCGCTCCTGTGCCTTCTTCTGGGCGGCGCTGTGTTCCTCAATGGCGTGCAGCCGATTCCACTTGACCGCCTCGTCGAAACCCACATTGCCCAATTCCATGAGGGCGTTACCAATGATCTCGCCGCTCCGATCGACCTGCATGGGCATGGCGACGCCGACCCCCCGCCCGCTGGGTGTTCTCGTCGTTCTTGGAATAGGAAAGTTAGACATAGTCGCCGCCCCTAGCCGAAGTCCCGTTGATAATTCGAGAAGCCCTGCAAGAGCGATGCACCGCCTTTTATGGCAGAGGCCGTCGCCGCCGCCCGATACTGCTGGGCCTGCAATTTGCCCCCCATGAGCGCGACCTTCGCCTCGCTCTCCAGGCGCATGCTCGCACTGGCGCCCTCGTAAGCGATCAGCAACTGCTCGATATTCAGTTCGTTGGCCAATTCCGCCTCCGCCCGAATCGGGGCCCCGATGTCCATGACCGCCCCGGACGCACCGGCCCGAGCCCGCATCGTGCCCATGGCCCGCTTGCCGGACTTCACCGCCCGCTTCTGCTCAAACTCCGAGGCCCCACGGGCGATATCTGCGTCGCGCCGGGCAACGGCGGCGTTGTACTTGCCAATCGCCTCGGCCCGGGCCGCCGCCTCTCTATTGGCGCGATAGCTCATATAGGCCCCGGCGGCCGAGGTGGCCATACTGCCCGCTGCAAATCCTTGACTGCTCATGGTCTACCTCATAATGGCGTAATAGATGGCGTCTACTCGGTCGTGCGAATACTGGCGGGCGACCCCCTCCCGGCGAAAACCCAGCCACTTAACGAACCGCAAACCGGCGGGAAAGTCAGAGCGCACCGTGGTCTGAATGCGATGCAAATGCAATTGCTTGAACAGACCGGCGATGATCTCCTTGCAGGCGCGCCCGGCACTGAGGGTGTGCTCGACGAAGGCGACACTGAGCAAGGCCGTCAGTTCGATGACCCCGGGGTGTATCGGGCGGACCAGCGCACAGGCCAGTACCTGCTCGCCGCGCGCCACCGTCAGGCTCAGACCGAGACTTTCGTACTCGCCGGCCAAATGCTCCACGGCCGCATTGGTCCCGCTCATGCGCACCTTCTCCTCCATGACCCCACCTTGTAGGATCGAGATGGCGTCGGCGGCCTTGAAAGCGGTAATAGTAATGTCAGACGTCATATTTATCGAACCCCACGGCAAGGGAGGTGATCGTACAGGGCAGAGGCCCGGAGCCCGTTATAATCAGGTCGTCCTTTTCGGAATAACCACCATCAAACACGAGCGTGACGTCCCCGGTATACAAGGGCACCGCCTCGAAAATAGTGGTGCGCGGCCAGTCGATCTCGAATTGGGCCGCCCCGGCCACGGCCCCGTATTTCTCAATCAGTACATCGCGCAGACAGGTGAAGATCGTCGTGTCCGTAAGGCCATACTTATTGACGAGGATCTGAGTGAGTACGTCATACAGTTCGTCGGCGTCGCGCCCGTACTTGGCCCCCAGTGTCTCGTAGAAACTCGGAACGATCTTACTGATGCGCTTGGCTGAGCCCCGACTGAGAATGTTGGCGTCCAGGCGCATCGGCTTATAGACGTAGGTGTACGCCAGGCCCAGGTGGGCCTTCTCTACCGAGTAGCCGGTAGCCACCTCGCCATCGGTCACATCGGCGGCCGTCAGGGCCACACCGTCGCCCAGGATCTCCACTTCCTCGCCCTCCAGGTGGTCCATCCCGGTAATCGTCTCGGTCGCATCGCTATCGTAGGTCAGGCCGCTATCGACAAAGAAGGCGTCTTCCTGATCCCCGAAGTTCCACGGCTTCATGCGTTCGATGTACTGCACGGTTGATTCGTCGATCGTGCGCTGTACGAGGAGCCACAGTTCGTCTTCCTCGGAACTCGGAATACGGCAGACACTCTTCACGATACCGGTCCCACCCAGTACGTGACGGGCCCCGGCCATAACGTCCTGGGCCTTGTAGTTCGTCACCGACACCAGGTAGGGATCGGCGCCCGTGGCAATCCACACCAGCGGCTCCGGGGTCTTCTGGAAGCACAGATCGGTAATGCCCCCGGCCGTCAGGTGCTCGCACAGTAAGGTGATCGGTGTTAGGGCGTATTCCTGGTGTGCGTCGTCCCACAACAGTTCGTATACATGCCGCGCCGCCCGATCCACGAACAGTAGGGCATCGTTGGCCGGCGTCGCCTGGATATTGGCGCACTCGATCGCCGCCTGCTCCTGAATATGGTAATTGGTCGGCGTCATAACCGGGCTATTAGTCGATCCGGACAGGCGCCACACCCCGCCCGAGGTCCCGATAGCCACGCCATGACGGGTCGCGATCCATTGGATATCGAGCCTCTTCTCCGAAGCGATCTTCACCGTGAACGCATCGTCGTCGACAGTCCCCTCGGTGAAATCGTAGTAGTCGCCCACCTTACTGAGCCAGAGGTGGCCCGGGCAATAAGTGGAACCGGCGTATACCGCCCGCTCATTCCCCAAGGTCATAGTGCGGGGCCAGCCGCGATAATCGCTCCACGCCCCTTCGCTCCATTTGAAGGTGGCGTCCGTCGAGCCGAGCGGTTCTATCGCCGTGGCCGTCACCGACGTCGTACTGGCAACGGCCGTAACCTGAAGAATGCCGATTTGGATACCATCGCCGCCGGAGAAGGCGACGAGGGCCGATCCTGAAGTGTAGGATGTAATGGCGAGCCGGTACATGACATTGGAAAGGGGCTCTGAATATACCTTATGGGACACGTACTCATCCCTTGCCAGTGTCCAAGACTGAAACACTTGCCAGGTAGCGCCAAAGTCTATGCTTCGCTGGATAGCGATCGTTCCAACCAGATTTGAATTGGTGTTCATCGAGAAAAAGAACGATCCCTTGAAGAAGAACGGCATCGTCCACCCCTCCGCCCTCAGATCGCCGCCGAAGTCGTTGGCCACGGAATGCCGGATCTTCCACAAGCCGCCAATATGACCGTCGTAAAACAGGGCCTTACTGGCCGTGTACGTGCCGGAATAAGCCTCCATCATCTCGATTTCCAGAACGCCGGAATAGGTGGCGTTGCCCCAGTTGTCGGCGGCAAAGATCCGGTAGTACGTATACGCGGTATCGTTGTCCAGATAGACTTCGGCGTAATCAGTATAGTTGTTGATCTTGTCGATTTCGATTTCATTGCCGTTATAGCCCTGGCACCGCCCGTACCAGCGGACCACACTCAGCGTCGTCCAGTCGGTGCCGTTGTTAGACGCCTGGATCTTGCAATGCCTGATATTGCGATTCGACTCACCCACATTGACGCACGGCCAGATTTTGATGCGCGTAACCGTCTTGGCCGCACTGAGTTGGCACCGAATCCATACATCGGTCGTATCCTCCACAAGCCAGCCGTCACCGCCCGTTTTGTCGTCGTCGAACGCCTCCGAGGCCGTGTGTACGCCAGACTCGCCACTAGCGGCAAAGGTCTGACCCGTGGTTACATCGGTAGCGGCAGCCGGCGGGGTAATGGTAATACTCGTATCGTCGTTCTCTTCCAGAAAGGGTCCGCCCACGAACTCATGGGCCGGGGTCGTGCCCTCCTGGAGAACGGCGTACACAAACGTAGTGGCACTGGTGCGACTCAGAGTGGCGATGGGGTAGTCGCGATGGGTAATGAACATGACATCGTTGATCTGCTTGAACTGCAACTCGAACAGGTCCGCCGCCAGGTAGGGCGTAGTCACCTCGACCGGATCGCCCGCCGGGGCGTCCAGTAGAATCCCCCCGTCGATGTAGAATCGGACGTACAGATTGCCGAACTCGCAGACATAGGCCGCCGTCGCCGAATACTCGAACGGGGCCAGGATAACCGTCTTGCTACTGTCCTTGACGGTGTAGATGTACTCGGTCCCGGGCCGTCGAATGGCGGCGCCGTAAATGCGGGGGATCATGTTCTGGAGGGTCCGACAGCCGCTGGCGTACTTGGCCACATCCGATCGGGCATCGATCAGGGGGCTCAATTCGCCGCTGGTGGCACTTACTATCGCAGTATTCGGCATCGGTCTTTCCTGCTAACTACATATGAGATGGGTCGGCACAGACATTGGACCGCCGGGCCTGAAGCCACGTGCGGCGCGGTCGGATGAGGTTCTGTTCGGCCCTGTCCATGACCTTGACCTGAAGCATCAACTTATCCAGTTCCTGTTGTAGGCGGTCGCCGGCGGCCACGGCCGCGGTCTTGCACAGGGGGTACAGCATATCGAGCGCCATGCGCGTCTTGAGGACCTGCACGAACAGGGGATCGAACTTCGTCGGGTCCGTTATTTTCTTGGTGTACCGGATATAGAGACTCGATTCGTCGGAGAGGATCTGCGTCCCTTCCAGCGCACACGAGTAGGGCAAGCGCCCGCCGGTATAAATGGCATCCCAGATCGTACGCAGGGCGATATAGTCACTGGGCAGGTCGTAAGCGTAGTCGTACTCGAAGTCCGGATCGGTCGCATTCTGTGCGAGTTCCACCCGACTGCCGGCAAACGGCCACCAGTGACTCCGCAACAGGGCATCGCGATCAGGCTCGTAGCACAAGCGGCACTGAATGGCCTGCACGTTGGCGTCCTCCGCATAATCGTTGATGCGCGTCGCGCCAATGCGGGCCAGGGCCATATTCGATATCGAAGTCGTTGAGACAGCCATGGTACACAACCTTTCAGGCTAAGGGCGGGCAGCCAGTGCCACCCGCCCCTAACCCACTGAAGGAGGACCGCTATTGAATGAGGTTTCCGTGCTCGTCCCGGGGCCACACGTTCAGCTTGGTCGCGCCCCAGCCGCTCGTCACCATAATCCGAAGCGGGATACGCCCGCCTGCCCGGGTGGTGTGCCCGGCCCTGGAAGTTCGCAGGTTCACCTCTTCACGCAAATCATTGGCCGACATATCCGCCGGTACGAGTTCGCCTTCAGACATCGTCTTTGCTCCTACTTCTTGGCGGCCAGTGCCGCCCGTTCCTTGCGTTTGCGAGCGAAAATCTCGTCCTGCAACGCCTGGCCGGTCGGTTTTTCGACCGCAGTCTGTTCGACCTTGGTTTCTTTGACCGTGGCCTCTGTGTCCTTCTTTGCCATCGTTCAAATCCTTTCTGGGTTCGCGGTAGTCGAACCGGCACAGGGTCGAACCCTAATCAACCCCATGCCGATTCCAGACATATCAGATCGAGATTTGTAGCATGAGGAACGGTGCCCCCTGCGTCTCCGCAGTGGCGTGCGACAGAATGAAGCCTGCGTGCTGCTGCTTCGCAGTGTAGCTGTCGCTGTAGTCATGCTCATCGAGCGAGCCGTCGTGACGGAAGACGGCCTGGAGGTCATGACTTCCGGCGCCGACTGCGGCCTGGGGCGAGACCCAGATGGGGCCCCACGTTTGCAGCCAGCAATACGTAGAGACCGTCGCCGGTGCGACCGGGATGCCGACGATGGCGCGATACTCACTGGCGCCCGTTCGCACGTCGGCGTACGGACTGGCCATCGCCTCGGCGGCCGTTACATCGACTACCGTCGCGATATTCAGCGGGGCATCCAGCTCGAACGTGCATTCGCCGCCGCCGCTTGCCACAGCCGTATTGCCTTCGATGAGACGGTTCATGCAGTTGTTGCTGCCGGGGCCGATAATCATGTACCCGCCCTGGAAGTGGTCTTTGAGCACGAGGCCGTCGGCGGCCGGGCCATCAGAGGCCGCCACATCGACAATCAGCTTCTTCGCTCCGATGGCCGTACTGGACGCTACTGTCGTATAGGCCAGGGCCTGGGCGACGTAGCTCTCGGACCCGACGGCCGGAATCTGAGTGGCGCCGGCCTTGGCGTACTTGTACACCCGGCCATCCCACGTGATGTAGCGCGTCCCGAACAGATGTCGCTGGAGCGTATCGATGGTGTAGACGCCAAGATTCCCCGTAGACGACACGGCGTCTTTCGGCATGGCGGCCGGACTGGTGATCGGGTTGTGATTGAGTCCTGCGGTGAACGTTGCCATTAGGTGATCCTTTCTGCCGCATAAAAACGGCATTCGACCAATTCATATTCCGTTGCGTAAAAGCAACATGGCCGGTACTACGCGATCTTGTTGAGACACTCGTGGACCTTGACACCTTCCATGCGAACCGCCCCCATCGACATACTGGAGTAAACCTGGATCGTGTAGGAGATGTCGGGTCGCTCATCGATGCGCGTTTGGAGGTCCTTGGCCACGCCAAGGATAATCCCATCCTCGGCCCAGGCCAGGGTGCGGTTGCCCGTAGAGGTCGCGGCGTCAACTCCCAGCCGGTTCGACCACTCGAAACTGAACCCGGCGAAAGTGTCCACAGCCCCCCGCTGCAAGTTCTTCATCGTGACGTAGTCGGCGCTGGTCAACTCCGTGATATCGAGCATGTCCTCGATATCTTTCGGGGTAACGATCCAGTGCTTGGGGATGTCCGGGTCGACGTCGCCCTCGTTGAAAATCTTCATCATCGTGAGGATCTTTGCCAGGGTCATATCGACGATCGTCGTAACGGCCGCCAGGGTGCCCAGGGTAGTGACTGTACCGTCGCCATTGATACTGACGGAATCGGCCTGGAAGGTCTTGCTGGTGGCACCGGTCTTACCGATCAGGGCAGTGCCGGTGGCGGCGGCGATGATCGCATCGTCCTTGGCGCGGCCCATGGCGCTGGCCTGCCGCAGCGCGAAGGCGCTGGTCGGATCGATGATCATCTTCAACTTGTCTTCGTTGTCCACCGGATTGGCGATCTCGTAGTCGTCCGGAGCGACCTTGCGCCGCCCGAAATCGGCTTCTACGAGGTTGGTCGCGCCGTGTCGGACGGTCTTTTTGACGGCCGTGGCGGACCCGATGGTGTCAAAGTACGCCTCCTCAGCGGAGGTGATCGGCTCGCGTCGAACCTTGTTCTGGAGCTTCGAGCCTTTCTGCTCGGCCAACAGATACAGCATTGACCCGTACTGCTTGGCCATGATGTCGGCAATAGTTGCGACTGCCATGTGCGTATTCCTTTAATTTGTAAGTTCACAGTAGTAGTCGACATGGATAGTCTCCTTACATAGAGGTCACTGTCTTCGCTTTACGTCCGATCGACGCCGGTCCCGCCCATTGGCGAGATAGTCGGAGGTCCTACTTATTTTCGTGGTCCAGAAGCGTACAGCTTGTTACTGAGTTCGCTGATCTCCTTCACAATCTTCTCGTGGCGCAGCGGGTTTTCTTTCTTGAGCGAGCCGTCGATGTAGCCCGGCGTGGCTTGCAGTTCGGTAAGCCGTTCCTGCGACTGTGCGGGCGTACTCTTGAACGAGCTCGTATCGATCCCGTGGCTCTCTGCGGTCTTGGCCCCCCACTCGGCGATCCACGCAATGAAGTGCGGATCGTTCCCGGCGACCTCCAGTAGATGCTCCCTCTGCTCCTCCGTCGTCGTCTTGGCGATGAAGGCATTGGCCAGGTGCATCTGCTCATCGTAGGCGTCGCCCAATTGCGCGCGCAGAGTGGTCTCGGCGTCGGCGCGGGCCTGGGCCTTGGCCTCGACGGCCGCCTTGACGGCCTCCAGGGTCCGGGCATTGTCGAAGGCCATCAACTTATCGATATGGGTTTGATTGAGGCCCAGGTTCCACGCCTCCTGCGCGAAGGCTTTGGCCCGCTCGGAACTCCACAGTTCGTCCGGCATCTCGGCGGGTTTCTCGATCTTGTAGTCGGCGGCCAGGGTCGGCCGGCCCGTGGCCTCGAAGAACATATCCCATTCCGACTGGTCGCTCTTGTCGGTGGGTACGGCCACGGTGTTTTTGCCCCGCATCTTCTGCGCGTAGACGTAGTTCTTCACCATGGCATCGAAGTTGTCGCCGATGACATCCAGGCACGGCTCACCGCGATAGTCTTCGTGGATGCGATCGCGCCAGCCCTCGGCGAACTTGCCGTCGGCGCCGACCAGGGGCGACAGGACGGGCTCCGTTTCCTGGGTCTGATCGCCCGTCTGCTGATCGCCGTCCGTCTGCGATTCAGTCCCCACATCTGTCTCTGCTGTCAGTAGGTCTTCCATAACGATACTCCTAGCCTTCCTTCAGTGACTTCTCTTTGAACCGGCCACACCAATCGCTCTCGACTCGCCGGATGAAGTTCGGTCCCTCATGGCACATTTTGGCGGCCGGCGAGTAATGGGCGCATCGCCCGCAACGCCTCACCGGGGCGACGGGCTCCGGGGCGATATCGAGCGCGGACTGGACAACATCCGTTCTCTTCTTCCGGGCCCGACTCATAGCTTCACTCCTAACACAGCACGTATCCTCAGTATCACGGCCCGCTTGCCCTCATTGAATGCCGACACGTCCGGATGTCCGACCGACAGCGTCATGGAATGCTCCATACACTCGATACTGAACCACTCCAGCAGGTCTGCCCCGTCCGATCCGTCGAAGACGCGGTGGAACATCCCGGCAATCCGCTTCTGCTCGCGCAGCCGCTCGGCCTCGGCCGCCTGTCGGGTCATCACTTTGACTTCACGCTGGCTTGTATAACCGTCAGCCATTCAGCACCGCCTCGGCCAGAGAACCCTCTTCCGGGGCCCGGGTCGTCTGTTTGTAGCCTTGGGCCAACTGCGCCTGGGCCTCTGCCGCCTGCTCGGCCGCCAGGTCCTGCGACCGCTGCTTCCGCAGGGCATCGCGACTGCGAATCGTGCGCTTGTGTTCGGCCTTGACCCCGAACGAATCGGCCATATCGCGAATGGCGGAGTCGGCGTCCACATTGTCCTTAACACCCGGGAATATCTGGTCGGCTCCGGCGACGAACGCGACCCATCGCTCGAATGCCTGTGTCTGGTACTGCCTCAGCATGAGGACCAGGAAGCTGACGTAGCCTATCCGGATGCCCTTGCCCTGTAAGATGGGGGGCGGCGGGGCGATCTGGCCGTTGCGAATCAACAGAAGAATGGATCGGGTAATGATCGGGGTCATCAACTCGGCTATGAGTCGCCCCACAGGCTGGGCCAGTCGCCGCAGTCCCTCGCGCAGCCGCTCGTTGATCTCCGTTGTTGTGCGGCGGTCGCCCTGAAGATTTTGTAATTGGTTCAGAGTATCGCCCATGAAGGCACGGTGGATTTCCTGCCGCTCGGAAGCGATCAGTTCGGCCGTAACGGGGAAATTACCCAGGGCCCCTTCGATCGCCCTGATCTGGCCCATGGTGGCAACATGATTCAGCGCCCCCGGCGTCACGTCGACCTGTCCCTCGACGCCCGGTCCCACTTCCTTCGGCGGGTTGTTATGGCGATTGGCGCACTCGATGAAATCAAACTTCATCGCATTGAGGCTCCGGACTTGCGGCAAGACAAAGACCCCGACGCCCCGGCCCCTCGATTCCTTAGAGCTCTTGGCGTACCGACTGATATGGTAGGGAAAATCCTCGAAGCCGCCCGATTCCCGGACGATCGTCTTGGTCTTGACCTCGACGAATATCTCCTCGTACGGCATATTGACCGCATCGATAAAGGCCGTATTCCGCTCGGCGCGGGGCCGGCAGACGTGAACGAACTCGAACTTTTCCGTCGCCCGCTTCGGATCGCCGGCGGCCTTACTGATATCGTCGGGCACCCGGTCTTTGAACTCTTCCACCGCCTGTTTGGCCGTGTACTCGAACCGCTCCAGGAACACGTCCGGCATGCGCTCGCTGTCCTCCTGGTAATGGTACGAGCCGGCGGGGTACTCGCGGTAGTTCAGCTTCAACTTCTTCCCGAAGTCGCTGAAGAGGGCCCCCTCGCCGAACGTGACCCAACTCTTGAGGAATTCATCGAACTGGACGAGGAAATTGGAACCCCAAATGCAATCGTGCGCCTTACTGGTAGCGCGACTCATCCACCGCTTGGCGTCGTCGTCTTCGTTGGCATCGGTATCGTCGGACTCGACGGCAAAGAACGGCTGACCGGGCGGCACCATGAGCGACGACAGGCCGGAGGCCATATCCAGGGCGTCGAATACGGCCGTGGTATCGACCAGATCGACCCGCTGGGCCTGGCCGTCGATCTGACGGGTCGTAATGGCGTTCTCCATCTGGGATTCGTACTCGGACGTCTCCTGCCAGAGATTCAGGAAATTGGCAGCCCTTCCCGCCTCGGCCTCGAACAGATCAACAACGTCTTGCGCCTTACTCATATCAACCCCCGAGCAATCGCTTCTTGCCCACGTTCATCTGGCCGCCCTCACCGCTCAGCAACGTACTGCTCGCCCCGCGCCGACGACGGGCCAGGGACTCGGCCGCCATCATGGCCTCTTCACTGGTCTGATTCGGTAGTGGCTCCGGCTGCTGTATTTTCGGCATGCGGGGACTCTTCGGCTTCCGGGTAGCGAGGTACATTTGTATCAGTTCTGTGAATCCAGATCCCATCTCAGTCGTCTCCTATGAGATTCCCGTCCCGATCCCGGGGCCAGACGTTGTACCGTTCCGGTCCGACCGGGACAGTCGTGAAGTGCAGGTGCCCGGTCCCGACAACGGGCCGTACGAGGCCCCGACCGTTCTTATCCGTCAGGCCGGCCCGGTGGGCCCGCACGATCTTCTGCTTGATAGCCTCTTCGTTAGCGCGCATTTGTGCCGTTTTATTCGCCATGTCATCGCCTCGCCCCCACGTGGAAGTTATTGATGGCCCGGCGCTGTTGGCCGGAGCCGGCCGAGCGGTACTGGGCCACCTTGCCGCCCGAGGCCGCCAGTAGGAAGTAGCCGAGGGCGTGGCGTAGATGATCACCCACAGAGCCCACCGACTTGTAGCGGTAGACTATGACCCCCGTCCGCTTGTTCTTTTCCTTGTACTTGGCGACCCCGCACAGTTGCTGGGCCAGCAACTTCGTCTCCTCGCACAGGCGTGGCACGCGCAGCATTCCCTCTGTAGCCACCAGGCGATGCGTCCGGTCCATGATCTCCGTACGATTGACCTTCACTACGCCGGTATTGGGGTTGTACTGGGGGCCACTCGTCATCGACTCGCTGTACTCGCAGAGATAGACGGGGTAGGACGCCTGCTTCTGGAAGGCCCGGGCCGAATCTTCGTAGGGCCGGATATCGATTACAGCCGACCGCACGTTGTATCGCCTGGCCAAATCGTGAATATCGGACCATTCCGTTAGGGTCGTGGCCCGGAGAACCTCGTACTGGTCCCGGCCCGTTCGCAGGCCGATGATAACGTGCTTGGTCTTACCCACATCAACGCCCATCGCCGCCGGGCCCGGATGAGAAGGGGACGGCAGGAAGTCGTTGCAGCAGCCGAATACCTGACTCTCTTGCAGGCGGTCCTCCGTCGCCGCGTACGGCAGGCCCAGACGCAGGCGATACACGTCCGCGAGATTGCCCTCGGGCGGGTCGTTGAAGTCGCTCAGGATCTCTGCCGGGTCGTTGTAGACACTGGTCAATTGCGACCAGCGGTAGCCCTGCATGTACTCGGTATTCTCCCGTGCCTGAGGCACCCACTCACCGTCTCGGACGGGGACAGGCTTGCCGCACTTGCTACAGGCGATATAACCGAGCTTGCCGTCGACCGACTCGCCCTTGGGGTATAGATGGACGCATTCCGGGAAGGATAGCTCCGCACAGGTAAACGCCCCACACCCGCAACGGCGGAACCAATGCCGCTGATCGCTCTGGCGAAAGATCAGGTCGATCCCGAAGTCCGGCAGGGTCGGATTGCTCAGGAATATCTCTTCCTTGACTGTACTGTGCCCGACCCGGCCCCTGGCCTTGGCCACTGCATCGGGGTCCATCAAGTCGTATTCGTCGAAGACGCAGCGATCGACGCTGATACCCCGCAACTTAGACGATTCCCGGGAGTCTTCCTCAATCTTCTGGTTCAGGCGGGCACCGCGCAGGAACAGGTTGGCGTGCCCGACCTGCTTCAGCGCAGCGGTATCGGTATTGCGCACATACTGGCCGATCGTCCGATGGTTGGCGGAAATCATAGGCCCGAACCGGCTCTTGGAGAACTCGCCGATATCG